CGCGGACAGATCGCGCAACTGGAAGCTCAGCTGCGCGGTGCCAATGGGGCGCTCGATGAGTTCATGGCTGAACGCAACAGCCCCAAATACGCCAACGCGACAGCCGATCAGATGGCGCAGTTGGAAGCCAACGCTCGCCGCATCGACCAGCTGAAGGAACAGATTTCTCTCAAGAGGGTGATGGATCAGCTGGGGGATCAGTTGGCCAAAGCGACCACGGAATCGGATGAACTTTGGCGGAGCCTCAACAACGGAACCTGGGAAATCGACCAGCGTGCCACTCAGCTGCGCGCAAGGTTCGCGGGCATGCTTGAAGGGCTCAAGGGCGCTGATCTGGAAAACGTCAAACAGGAAATCGAAAAGATCGTTGAGCAGCTTCAGCGCGCCGAAGGGATCAAGCTGGCGAATGCCTGGGAGCGCGAGACTGAGACGATTCTTGATGGTCTGAAAACGGTCGAGGAGGCCCGCGAAGCGGCGTTCCAGCGTGAAATGGAGCGACGGAAAGATGAGATCGCGGCGTTGCGCGAGGGAAGTGAGGATCGTCTTCGTCTCGAACAGGCGTTCGATGATTGGAAGCGCGCGATGAATTTGCGTCATCAGCGCGATAACGAAACCGCCACCGTGAAGATGGCGCGCGATTGGGCGAACCTCGGGCAGAACATCGAACAGGCGATGGCTGGGTGGGTCGATACCTTTGTTGACGCCATGGCTGAGGGTGATTTTAATTTCGGCAAGTTCGCGAGCGGCATTATCAAGGAGATCATCAAGATCATTCTTCAGGCTATGATCGCATACGCCATTCTGTCCGCGATCGGGATGACACCGACTAATGCCGGCGGCGAGAAGATGTCCATGAAGCAGTTCATGGGAAGTCAGATCGGCGGCGCAATGGGCGGTGTTTCGACTGGTCAGACCGTGGGACAGGCGAATGTTCCTACAAAGCATGTCGGAGGTTTGATCGGAGGTCCAGGGGACGCTGCCATCGTCAGCAGCGCCGCCTTCGCCGGCGCCAAAAAGTACCATGAAGGCGGCTATATCGGTGGTCGCCGTCTGATGCCCGGTGAAGTACCGATCATCGGTAAAAAGCGTGAGCTTGTGCTGACCGAAGATCAGCAAAACCTCTTGTCTGGACAGATGAAGAGCCAACCTGGTGTGACGCTGAACATCATCAACAATTCCGGCACGGATATCGAGGCGGAAGAAAGTGAACCGCGGTTCGACGGTAAGCAGATGATCTTGGATGTCGTTATCGAGGCGACCACCAAGTCGACCCGTTTCCGCGATACTCTGAAGGGCGCGCTCAATGGCTAATTTTCCCACCAAGGCAACGGGTCTCTCGCGCGGCGAGAGTCCGTCTAAATACGGAGAGGAAGAGGAAGATATCTCTATTCGCTCTGAAACGGAGGGTGGCTATGAGTTCCGCCGCCCCCGCTTCACGCGCAAGCCGCGTACGGTCTACACGACTGGCTTCATTGGTTTGAACCAAAGTGACTATCTTGCGCTCAAGAGCTTCTACGACACTCACAAAACCACTATGGCGTTCAATTGGACGAACCAGCTGACCAGCGTCGTGCATCAGGTTTATTTCAACAAGCCCATTAAGTGGGATTACACCGGTGTGGCCACAAACCGCATTTGGTCCTGCACAATCGAGATGAAGGAAATATAATGGCCCGCCACCTTTCGGTTGCGACCGCTATCGAAAAGAACAAGGTGATGTCGAATACGGCATTCGTCATCCTGATAGAGATCGATATCGTCAATCCCAACACGCGCGCCGTTGAGGAAACGATTTGTATCGCCAAAAACAACGAGAATATCGTTTATAATGGCCAGGTCTACACCGCTGGTAATTTCGACATCTCGCTCGATCAGAGGGAAGGGGAGGAGTCCACGGTTACCTGCACAGCGCGCGACCCTACGAGGAATATTCAGACACGAATGGAAGCGTTCGCCGGCGGTGTGCTTTCAGAGCTGACAATGATGATCGTCAATACCGATCGCCTGGACAAGCCGCCTGAAATCTCCGAGCGTTTCAAGATCATCACGTCCTCGACGAAGGACTATGTTGTCACTTTCAGTCTGGGGGCAGAGAACCCCTTGAGTGTACGTTATCCGCTACGCATGCAGTATCGCGATCGCTGTTCCTGGCGCTTCAAAGGCTATGGTTGCGGTTATGCGGGCGCGGACGCAACCTGCACCTATATGCTGGATGGGGCCAACGGGTGTCGCTCGAAAGGGAACAACCTGAATTTCGGAGGTCTGCCTGGCTTGCGGATTCTCAATCTCTAGCTTGCATAGTAGATGATATACATGCGATAATGCGAGCATGTTCGCCACCCTCCCTGACCACCTTGATCTTATCGGCAAACCTTTCGAAAGAGGGGCGCGTGGCCCGGACGCATTTGATTGCTGGGGGCTTGTTCTTGAGATGTATCGGCGCGCGGGGGTCAATGCGCCAGATTTCGCCTCACCCGGCACTGTTGAGGCGATTGCCCACCTGATTGAAGGACAGGTGGGTGAGTGGCACCGCGTCGACCCCCGCACCCCTGGCGCGGTGCTACTATTCCGGGTTGACGGTGTCGGGGCACACGTTGGCCTGTCTCTCGGTAGTGACAAGTTTCTCCACTGCATTGAGCCTGTTGGAGTGTGTCGGGAGCGTCGTTCTCTGAAGCCGTGGGACGAGAATTTTATCGCGGCGTACACCTATGCTTGAGCAGGAAGTTTTGCCCGCGGATGACGCGATCATCCGTCTGCGAATTGCATATAATCCATTCGAGCCGTTCGATGCCGAAGAGCATGAACTTGTGTGGCGTCCCGATGCGACGCTTGCTGATTATCTCGACGGCCTGCCCACCGAATGTGAGTGGCTGGTCGTTTGCGACAACCAGGAGGTTGAGCCTGACGCCTATGCGCTGACCAAGCCAGAACCCGGCCAGACGCTCGCGCTTTACCTGATCCCGCAGGGCGGTGGCGGAGGGATGAAATCCGTCTTCCGTATCGTGCTGCAGGCCGCGGCGATCGCGCTGGCGTTCACCGGATTGCCGACCTGGGCGATCGTCGCAATCAATATCGGCGTTGGCCTGGTCAACAGCTTCCTGCTTGCCCCACGCATGCCGAAGATGGGGTCGGAGGACAAGGAAGATCGTTCTTACGGTATAGACGGAGCCAAAAACTCCGCGACCGAGGGTATCCCGGTCCCGGTTGGCTATGGCGAGTTTCGTGTCGCGGGTAATTTCTCGGACCTGTTCACCATCAACAGCGGTGATGATCAATATCTCTATGTGCGTTCGATCATCAATGATGGAGAGATAGATAGCGTTTCGGATTTCGAGATTGACGAACAGCCAATCTCGAATTTTACCGATGTCGAAACGCGCGTCACCAAAGGCACTCTGACCGAACAGGTCAATGACTGGTTCAGCCAGACTGTTCGTCAGGTGAATCGGTCGGCCAAGATCGATACCGATTGGCTTGAACATAACACCACCGCTCCGGTGGATAAGATGCGGTTCGATCTCGCCTTCACCGAAGGTCTGGTGCAGATTAAGGAGAAGAACGGCGATTATCTCCAGCACAGCGTAACCTTCCAAACGGAATACAAGGCGCGTGGCAGCTCAACCTGGTTGCCGTTGCCTATCGCTAACTGGAATCCAATCCCCGTCACCAACAATACACAGATGACGGTCAATTCAACGACCGGCGTTCGGCTTGTTGTTGGGATCGATAAACTTGCAGCCAAGTTGCTTGGCGAAGGTACGATTGCTCTATTCGCGGAATACCGTGAAGTTGGCAGCTCAACGTGGCTTCCGATGGGCAGTCGGCCGCTGGTTGAAGAAGATTTCCGGTCGATGGCATTCGGTGGAGCTTGGGGGAACTTCGCCCTCGCTCTCATGATCCGTCAGGAATATGAGATTTCGCTACCGCAGGGTAATTACGAAGTTCGCATGCAGCATGGCAGGATCCTGCAGCTGTATACCCAAGCTGCAGGATCCAACATTTTTACAATTACGGACTCGCGCACGCGCCAGATCCGCAAATCCTACACCAGCAGCACCCTGCCCAAGGGGAATTACGATTTTCGTATTCGTCGCACCACGGCGACATCGACGGACAAATATTTCCTGGACGAGGTATTTCTAACGGATTTTGGTGAGATAGAGGTCGATCAAGTCGCGCTCCGCGGCAAGGCGACGATGTCGCTCAAGGTCAAACTCTCCGATCAGCTCAACAGAATCCCGACCTTCACCGCCAAGGCTAGGCTGTCGATTCTGCAGGAGTATGACGACACAGGCGCACCGACTATTCGGCGGTGGTCGGGTAATCCGGCCTGGGTCACGCTTGACATGCTCGTTGGTCCAGAGCGCGGCGTCGGTGTCGACCCAGCGCGTATCGACTGGCCGCGTTTCGTTGAATGGGCTGAGTTCTGCGACGCCAATAATCTGAAGTTCAACGGCATTTTCGATCGAGGTACGAACCTCGCGGAAGCGCTTATGACGGTGATGCGTGTAGGTCGCGCAAACCCGGTGCGTCTAGGCACAAAGTTCAGTCTCGCGATTGATCGTCCCGCGCAGCCCGACATGCTGTTGGGAAGCAGTTCGATTATCAAAGGCTCCTTGAAGATCGACTATATGCCGTTGGCTGACCGCGCCAATGAGTATGAGATCACTTATTTCGACCGCGAGGATCGGAACAAGGCGCGGACAATCCGCTACGTGGACCCGAATTCGGTCACATTTGCCGACACTCCTCGTGCGGTGTCGATGTCTCTGGTCGGTGTCGATAACTTCGATCAGGCCAACGAGGAGCTTTGGCGCCTCATTTACGCTAACCGTCTGCTCATTCGGTCGGTGACTGCAGACGCGCCGATGGAGGCGATCAACCTTTCCATCGGCGACATCGCCCTGCTTCAGCACGAGATGATGGAGTGGGCGAAGGACGGTCGTCTCAAGGAAGGTTCGACGACCACGGTGCTCAGGCTCGATCGCCCGGTCGAGGTGACCCCTGGCAAAACCTATTCGGCACTCGTCCACTACTCCGCGGTCCAACGCGCCGCCGTCACGGTGCAGTCCGTTATCGGCAAGCGTGTTATGGTGGCCGGTCCTGCGGGCCTGCATACCATGAAGACCAAGCGCCTTCAGGTCGGAACGCAGGACCTGGAGATCGCCTCGATCAGGGCTGGTTCTCCCTATTACACGATCACTCTGCAGCAGGTGCCAGGTGCGATCACGATCGGCACCACAGCTACCATATGGGATACCGACGTTGTCGAGGAGCGTCCTGTCTCCTCGACGTCGCTCGATACCGATGGCGAGCGCACGATCGTCACGTTGGCATCGGCGTTGCCGTCCGCTCCGCAAGCGCTTTCGACGTTCGTTTTTGGCGAGATTACCCAAGTTAAGAAGCCCTATCGCCTGCGTGCCATTTCTGGTGACGGGATTGAGAAACGCACGCTGTCGCTGGTCGAATATCACGAAGGGGTCTACGCGGAACCAGAGATTGAAATCCCGATCCCCACCGGTTCGGTTTCCGAAAAATACGTGGCCCATGTGCAGGCGCTGTCGGTGGACTTCGCGCGCACGATAGAGGCGACCCGCGTTCTGGTGAATGTGCGGATTGGGTGGCAGGCGAACCACGTCGTTAACTACGCCGGCGCTGACGTCTATATGGCGCTTAACGGTGGCGAATTCCGCGCCGTTTCCAGCGTCCAGAACATGACCGAATGTCATGTGGTGCTGCAGGCGGCTGACGTCGCGGAATTCAAGGTCGTTGCCTTCAACCGCAACGGCAACCGCGCGACATTTAAGACGGCGCCCACGATCAGCACCGAAATTGATGTCGCCTATGACCAGTTGGACCCGCCGACTAACCTGACCGCGGTTGTGTCCTATTTCCAGGTCGACGCTACTGTAACGGTTGATTGGGATGAACCGGCAGACCCCACTGGAATATTCGCTTATGAGGTGCAGTGGCGGATGTCAGGATCGGGCGCCTGGAAGGTGCTCGGTCAGTTTGAAGAAGGTCCGGCGCGCATTATGCAGCTTGACCTTGGCACCGTCGAGGTTCGGGTTCGTTCCGTCGGCGGTTTCAGCGCTTCGCCCTGGGTAAATGCCAGCGTCGATATCCTTGCGCCGAGTCTGCGCAATCGAGTTACAGGGCTACGTCTTAATGGTGGACCTGCCGACCCCGGTGCTGGCGAGTTTGATGGGCCGGATGCGCATTTCACCTGGACCGATGATCAGCGCAATGACCTGTATTTTCTGGACTATGAGATCCGAATCAAGTCGCTCGACGATGAGCTGCTGCGAACCGAACACACGGTCGATCCCGCCTATAGCTACACCTTCGACAAGAACCGCCAGGATTCGGTCGGCTCTGGGGTAACCGCGCGTCGGTCGTTCAAGATCGAAGTGCGCGAGCGTGGCAGACAAGGGCAGATTAACCTTCCGGCACAGATGACGGCAACCAACCCGCAGCCGGCTGCTCCCGCCGCGGTGATTGAAAAGTCCTTCAATTATGTTCGTGTACAGTTCACCCGTCCATCGGACGCTGATTATGCCGGCATTCGCGTGTGGATGGACACGACCTCTCCGGTTGCGCTCACCCCCGCCAATCTGAAGCATGATGGCTCTGATGGCAGCGTTATGATCAACGCTGCGTCGAACACGCTCTATTATGTCCGTTACGCGGCATACGATATGTTCGGTGATGGCTTGGGCACGTTGC